CTTCCTGTGTCTGGAACTCATTTTTCAGGTTCTTGTCCTGCTCCGCTTCGGTGAAGTGACGGTTGAACTCAATGACTCGCACACGGTCAGAAGCGAACAGGGACTTGTCCTTTACTGTTGGCAGATCATTACATGAAAGCCAAAGTGTGAACTGTGGCGTATAACGGATAGCTGCTTCATAAAGGTTCCGTGCGGTAATACTTTCGCCGCCCGTGAGCTGCTTGATTACACTTTCGTCCAGTTTCCCAGCATCTTCACTCTCAGACATTGTTACAAACCGCTTTCCCTTCAATGACGCCAAGACAGGAGAAGGGGCTTCTGCGTCCTTGCTCACACCATTCCTGCAAATGAGCTTAACGGGAGCGTCCGTTGAGTAATCACCGAGAAGATGTTCAACTGCGGCTAACATAGTAGACTTACCGTTGCGAGTGGTCTTGCCATGGAGAATGAACATACATTCCTCGTTCGCCATACCCAGCATAGAGTACCCCAGCGCCTTTTGCAGATAGTCAGCCTTGTCTTCGTCATTACAAGTAACCTCTGCAACGAACTTCTCCCAGCGGCGACACCGTGCGTCCTGCAAGGTATAGTTGAAGTTGGTCTGCATGGTCAGGAAGTCTTTCCAGTCATGTTCCCGGAACTCCATTTTTTCGAGGTCGAAAGTGCCGTTCTTGCAGTTGATAAGGTAGGGGTTTGCGTCAAACTCCGCCGAAGCGATGGGGAGAACGCTGGCAGCGTCCTTCATCAGCCGGTCACGGAAGCGCCTGTCGCCCATCTTTACGATGAACTTCATGTACTCGGTGCGGCGTTCTTCATTGGCGATCTCGCCGCAGTAGAGAGCCATCAGGCGGCAGAACTCCTTGATCTTCTCCGCTACCAGCAGAGAACCCGTGTCCTTGCGCCATGCACCTTCGGAGTAGGTGAACCAGCTTTTCGCTTCGGGGCAGTAGCGGGTATCATTCTTGTAGCACTCGGAGAACAGCTCCGCCATGCCTGACTCGTCCCACGAATACCCCGTACCGCTGATCGGGTGGCTATGCTCCGGCTGCGCTTCTTTGATTTGAAACATCACTCTGGACTGAGCTTCGTCCATAATATAGCGACCGTTGGAGAGCTGGAAAAGAGCCTGCTCTTCGGGGGCTGTCATAACTTCATCACTCATGGATTTCACCTCCTTTGCCTTTTCCGTTTGGATTAAAGTTGGAAAGCGCACTTTTACAAGCTCGGACACCCATCTTATAACCGTCTTGTTCACTACCGCTTATACGCTTGCGATATAGCCGCTCTTTATCAAGTAGGGCAGATAGTGCCATCTGCAAACTGTCATATTCGAGTTTTGTCATTATTTACACCTCCCCATAGAAGAAAGCGTTCTTCAAAGCGGTGTCCACATGACGCATAATCTCAGGGGGCAGAGTACAAATGTACTCCCAGTCATCGGACACATCTACGACACGCACCTGTTCACACTCAACCATGCTCGGCTGTAAAGAACCCCAAGTGACAGCCACATGGGTTGGCAATTCCAGCCGCTTGATTTTAGTGGTCAGGGGAACGACAATGCTGGTGGAAGAAAACTGATTGCCGACATTGTTTTGCACAACCACCCACGGACGCTTACCGGCCTGAATATGACTGTTGGCAAGCATGGGAACATCAATGATAACAACATCGCCACGCTGATAAGGTTTCATAATTACCTCCTGTATCTGGTCACGCTGTTAACAATCAACTCGACCTCGGACTGAGGGAGCGGCGGCTTGCAAGCCTGTTGATTGGCGTACAACAGCTCTTTGTAAATCTCTGCTTTGGTGTATCCTTGGTTATGGAGCTGACCCGCCAGAGAAGTCAGGCTGAGGTTCCGACTTCCCGGTGTGATAGGCGGGTATTCAGGCTTCAAATGCAGCTTGCCGTTTTCAGGGCGGCGGTAGATAGGAGAATAGATACGCTGAGGGGCGACCGTACCTGAGCTACTTTCCTTCGGTGTGTCAGGAAAATACTTCTCGATCACATAGTCAATCGCTGACTGGTTTTCAATGATCTCGGAGAAGATCAAAACCTCGCCGGTCATGATGAAGTACCGATTGCTCTTGTAAATCTCCACAGCGGCACGGTTGTTCTTGCCCTTGAAGGGCAGCTCACCACGAACGAGAATATGAACCCCTCTCCCGCTTCTGGACTTTTCCGTGTAGGACTGACAATGACCGATAATGTCAGCCGCCAGCGGGTTTAGAAGCCCATCAGTAAAGCCATCGTCAATGTCGATACCTACAACCCCTGTATCGTGAAACACATAGCCAAGACCGTCATAGTAGCCGTGCTGGACATTGTGTTCAGCGTCAATGTAATTTGACCATGTATCCGGGTTAGAGGAAGAAGCCGCCTTTCTGACGGTGGCCTGCATGGGAACCTTTGACCCGTCCCACACATTGACCCATGCCTTTTCCCCTCGAAGTTCGGCGGGTATATTCAAATAGCTCATAGGCTTACCTCAGCTTTCATACGGACTCGGTAAAGACCAGTCCCATCTATCACCGCCACGGTAGGCGTTGCGGAAGTGGTTTCTCTCGCCATCACCAGAGAACCACAGGTAATCCGCAGGGAGGACACGACCGACCTCAACCTGACCTTCTCTCTCTGCGTACCAGCGGGTCAGTACATCTATACAGAGAGTAATCAAACCATCATCGACCGGGTTTTCTTCGTTGTACCCTACAAATTGTTTGGGTGTAGTCACGACCGTTATAATGTCGCCGTAGCCGTGATCGACACGGTTGAGCGTACACCACACACAAGCAGCTTTCTCAGTGTCAGAGCTGACCCCTCTGGCTTCTCCCCATAGCATTTTCGCCAGTACAATCACTTCCTCGTCTGTCCACGGCTGAGGTGCCACCTCCGGCTCTGGCTCCGGGGTGACTACCTCTACCACCTCGACAACGGGAGAAGGTTTTTCGACCTCAATCGTGGGTAATTTCAGACAAAGGACTGCGACAATGGTGACGAACCACAGGAAGATTGAAAATCTCAGCCCTCGCAAGGAGTCTTGGCCCTGCTGGACTTGGGCTTTGTCGAGGTTCCAGCAAAATAGAACTTGTCATCTACGCAGATGGGGAAATCGGGAAAGAGCTTGCTGGCGGTCTGTGTTCCACGGGAACAAATCTGCTCTGCCGCCGCCAGCGACATTTCATCTTTCACGAAGTCCTTTCCAGCAGCCATGATGTACGGCACTTTACCGTTAATGCTTTTCAGTTTCATCGGGTTCTTTCCTTTCTTTGTTCCACGCTTCAACATCAACGCCGATACGCTTCAACATTTCTTTGCAGAGCCATGTGTAATCGTCCGGCATTTGATAATACTGGATAAGGCGGTCATGCTCGGCAGAGAAAGCGTCATAGAACTTCCGCAGGCGCTTCTTGCCGAAACCAAGGTGAACATGGAGGGTATAAAGCACCATAGCGTCAATGTCATCGGCATAGCGCCTGTCGGCTTCCACAATCTGACGATTGATTTCCATGTCCATCGCTTTCTTCTCGGCGGCACTCAGAACCGCACCAAATATCTTGCCGCCAGCTTTCTTAATCCTCATACCTCAATGTCCTCAAAGAAGACGGGATAGGTCTGTTTCAGCAGGGTCAGGAGCATATTGGCAACGACCCGCATATCAGGGTGAGCCGCTACGGGACAACGCATACGGCAGAAATGCCGCCATTCTCTGAGATCAGCGGTCATGACCACCTCGGTTTTCAAACTGTTCGGAAGGACAGATCGAGCTTCCTGCGGGGTGCAACCCTCGTTCAGCAGATCGAAATAGGCAACCTCGGCGTTTTCGCACGACCGCTTCCAGATGTGGTAGGTCGAGTCGGTCTTGGCGAAGGTCGAGGGACGAATGACGGTGATCTCGCCACCGAAGCCCTCTTTGCCGTAATTGCAGTATCGAGTAGACTCCTGACAGAACGCAGCCAGACGGTGACGGACAATCTCATGGCTCACGCCCCGGTCGCAGACGAAGCGAACAGTAAGAGAGCCATGCTCAATGACAGCTTCGTGACCCCGCTTGATAATGCCCCGGACGAACTTCTCTGCACTTCCGTCCTTGATTTTGTCCTCGGACTTGTAGCAAGTGCGCCCTGCGGCTTCGATGGTGGTCAGAAGGGTCTTATAATCGGGAGCGTTGATAAGCTCCACATGAGGTTCAATGATTTTCACTTTCAGACTCCCTTTTATACCAAGGTTTGAAGTTGATAATCTGTTTGTAGAGGTTATTTGCTTTGCCATCGAAACAGATTGTACGGTCATCGACATGAACGATGGAGGGAACTTTTCTTGCTTGAATTTGCACCATCGGGAACCCGTAGTGTTTCAGCCATTCAGCAATCGCCGCCTGTCCTTCAAAGGACTCCGCACGAGAAGAACAGATGACCACACATAAACCATCGCTTATGAGTTGTTCAATGACCTCTTTAATCCCTTCTACGGGAGGGTCTGGGATAACAGCGGCACCCTTCCACCCGCTTCGGTAGGAATGAATTACGCCATCGAAATCAAAAGAAACCGTTGGAATATACATACTTCACACCCCCGCAACATGGCTTGCCAGCATATCGGCTTGGTGCGTCCACAGCACATTCGGATACTGGCGGACGGCTCTGGTGTAATCGTTCCACTCGGACTTGTCGGTGAAAGCACCCATGTGATAGCGGATACACATGATTTCTTCATCAGTCAGTGTGTAGAACTGAGAGAGAAGCATGATGGACTTATCACCGTGACCTTTTAGAAGGGTGTCGGGATTGTACTCCCACGCCTGTTCGTCATAGATTGGTGTGCGCCCACCATTAAATTCTTCAATGTGGCCTGTTACCGGGTGGCGGTACTGGTCGATCTTACACAGGTCATGGAACATACCCACGATGAAGGGAGAACGAGCCTTGCGCCAGATCAGGTGATTATCCTGAGTCAGCGTCAGGAGGAACTTCGTGACCATGTAGGAGTGTTCCAGAAGACCGCCCTCGTAATTGCCGTGGTACTTGGTGGAAGCAGGGGCGGTGAAGAAGCCGTAAGCCATCAGGTACTCCATCATGTCATCGGAAACAACAGAGGTTCCGTCAGGCAGCTTCATGAAGTTCATGAAATCAGTCACTTCGGACTTAGAGAAGCAGTCAGGCATTTTCGTACTCCTTTCTATGGATACTTTTTTCGCTGTCGAACCCGTCAGGATAACGAGCCAGCAGCTTATCGACATTGTGCTGTGCCCCATATTCAAGGGTCACACCCAAGCCGGTCGCCAACTGTGCGACATACCAGAGAACATCGCCCAGCTCGTCAACCATCTTCATCGGGTCGAAAGCATGACCCTGAAACTCGGTCTTTTTCAGAATGTCAATGCACTCTCCGGCTTCGCCGTTCAAACCGTAACAGCCGTTGCGAACCTTATCCCATGAAGTCAGGTCGCCGGAAGTACGCTCGGCGGCTTTCTGATAATCATTCAGTGTCATCGTCAGCGACCTCCATTTCCACCACCGTCATAATGGCGTAGTTAGCGAGGTCAATCAGGGTGTCTCGGATAGACTCGTCATTGACCTTCTGTTCACCGCCACGGGAGAGAGTTTTGAAGCGGCTGAACTTATCTCCTAACCGGATACGAGCCATCGCCATTCCTTCTTCAACGAAGGTCTGGTGGAAGCTGTCACCGTAGTCATGGTTCTTGCGCTCATAGAGATTGTTGATCTCTTTGCAGATTTCAGCATGACGCTGAACCTTGGAGAGCGAACAAATATAGGCTTCTGCCATTGTAGCTTATCCTCACTTTCAACATAGTTTTCAACATACCATTGGCGAGGGAGAGCCTTTCAAATTAGCCCTCCCTCGCACTCGGCATCAGCCAAGGAGAGCTGCCAAATCCATCGGGGTCTTAGGAGCGGCCTGAGAAGCCGCAGGAGCGGTTTTAGCAGCGGGGGTAGCAACCGTATTGCCAGAGCCACCCCAGCCCTCAGAGGGGCGCTTATCGGCCAGACGGACGAAGGTAATGCTCTGTCCGGGCTTCTTCTTGTTCTCCTGAACATCATGTTCCACATCGCACTCGATGAAGTGACCAATCAGGTCAGTGTGGTCGATCTCGGTCAGATCGAAATTGCCGAGGGCAGTCTTGGCGAAGTAGCTGAAAGCGTTGTATGCACCCTCGTTGGGAGAGCCATCGGATTTCAGCAGAGAGAAGCGCTCGATGTGCTTACTGCCGGTCTGCGTCTGCATATAGACTTCCAGCTTGCCGAAGTCCTCCTTGTACTTCACATCGGTAATCTGAAAGACATGAGTACCTTCGGGAATGAGGGTGAAACCCTCGGTGAGTCCGATTTTAGCCATTGTTTTTGTCCTCCTTCATGGTGTAGAAATTGAGCTGTTCTGTGTACTCGCAGGGGAAGATGATACCAACCAACTGGTCTTCATCATCGGGGTACTTGGCGTACTGCTTGACCAGCAGGGCTTTCGGTACGCTCTTGTCGCTTTCCAGATCGTAAGCATACAGAATTTCGCAGAAGTCAGACTTCTCGATCAGCGACCAGTCATCATTGGTGATGGGAAGGGTCATGGTGCTGTCCTGCGTGGCGAAGATACGAACACAATCCTTGATTGTGCCGTCCGGCTCAGGCATGATTGCCTTGACCAGCGTAGCGTACTCGGTGCAACCGACCTGAGAAATCAGGCGACCAATGCCATCAGGCATTTTCTCGTTGCTGTACCCGGTCACGCTGCGGATACCATCGGGAATGAGCATAAGTACGGACGGGGAAGCAAGCCAGCGTTCGTCCATGTACTCATAGATAGCGCCGCCATCAGGGGCGAGGGACTTCACGAACTTGGAAAACTTCATAGGTCAATCCTCCTTAATGATTTTCGGGGAAATGCGGTAGCTGTCCTCGGTGGTTGTGTACTTCGCCAGAACACCGTCCGCTTCCATAGCGCCCTTGTCGATCTTCGTGGTGGAAGTGCGGCTGACCTCCCAATTATAGGTAGAGCCAGCGATAGACACCTTCTTGTCACCGTCACGGAACTGAGCGATTGCGGCTTTCTTAATCATGTCGGTCAAGACCTTGTACCGATTCTCGTCCTCAGCCACCTCAGCGGCGTGAGCGTCCAGCTTGGCTTTCAGGTCTTCGGCTTCCTTGACCAGCGCCGCCATATCCGTTTCAGGAGACAGGTTGTTGGTGCGAAGGGCTTTCAGGATTTCAGCGTCCTTGCGCTCGTCAAAGGCGGGAGAAATGCCGCTCTCCACATAGTCCTTCCACCATTTCAGGGCAGGCTTCACATACTTCTTCTCGAAGTCAGGGTACCGCTCAGACATCTTGAAGGGGCGCGTGATGGTATTCTCACCGCTGCACACGAACTTATCAGGGTCTGCGTAATCACAACTATCTCTAATTTTGCAGTGAGAACAATCTTCAAAATTTGGGATTTTAATGTTGCAGGGTTTGTCTAAAAAAGATGCCACCATGATTACATTGTCAATTCCGAGAAGATAGGCATATAACGCCGCCTGTAAAGCGTAATATTCAGGAATATCGTCCTTCCAATCTTCTACTCTGCTAGTGGTTTTCATTTCAAAAACGGTAGTAGGTTTTCCGTCCTTACCTACCAGAAGGTAATCCCAGCTTCCTCCAAGGACTTTTTGATCGGGGAAGAAATCGCCCCATGTGCGCTGGAAATAGTTTTCGCCAAAAGCGTCTGTCGGAGTCAGCAGATTACCCATAAAGTAAGTCGGCTTCATATACTCGGCCTGCTTAGGCTCGATGGTCTTACCAGCGATGGTGTAGATCGTATCCTCGAACGGCTTCTGATAGGTGCGGGTCACTTCACACCAAATCTCGAACGGCGTAGACCACGGGTTCAGACCGAGGATAGTGGCAAAGCGAGTACCGGTCAGCTTCTTCGGACGCTTGGGAGGGATAATCTGGATTTTGTTGCCGTCAAGCCATTCCATTTTTGTCTACCTCCTTATAATTCACAAATTCATCAGCGGCACATTCCCGAACGGCAGTATCAGGATTGTTACCGTAGAGCTTACAGCAATCCGCTTCCAAGTCTGCATTGACGCACTTGCGGCAATCAATTTCGATCATGCTTTAGCCCTCCTTTGCCGTTTTCATTTCGTAGCCAGCCAGCATATTGTTCACGCCCTCGATCAGAGCGTCACACTTGTCGGCTTCGATCTTGGAAAAACCCTCGGTCTTCATGGCGATGGTCTGCACGAACTGTTCCTGCTCTGCGTCAATATCCATGAGCTTTTTCAGCAGGCTTTTCAGCGTACTGACCTGTTCCACGGTAGCCGCACCAGCAGGAGCGCCGGTCAGTTCTTTCTTGATTTCCTGACGCTGTTCAGTGGTCACAGGGGGCTTCTTGGTAACGGCGGGGGCGGGTGCGGGGGTCGTATCAAACTCGCCGCTGTCGATACTGTCATGCTCCACAATGTCCAAAACGAGCTGCCACAGGTAGCGGCGAATGTAGGTGATAGAGCTGCCGGTCGCCTGCATTTCATTTGTGACCTGATTGCCAGCGTTGGACACGATGGGGGCGATGGGGGTGTACGGTGCAACAAAGTCAATGAAGTCCTCACGGTCATCGACATTGTAGACACGAGCGGTCGCCTTGTCGCCGTACATGGACGGAACCATCATCAGACCGATTTCAAGGAAAATCTGCTCGGCCTTAGGAACAATGTCAGCCAGCTCGAAATACTTATATTCGAGTTTCATGTGCTTACCGCTTTTGTCCACGCCAGCTTCGAGGAAGCGCACACGGGCAAGCTGCAACTTCTGGAATACATTCATGGTGGAATAATCCATCGCCGCAGTCTCAGCGGCTTTCTTGGTAGTAGCCATATTTATACCTCCAACATTTCTAATAATTTTTTCTTGATGGAATTGACTTCGCGGGTGTTTCTTAGCCGTTTCTCTCCGAGAAAGTCCATAATTCTCTTTTCGGTTGTAGCGATATACCACTCTCGGTCAATTTCATCAAGGGATAGATGGTTGTCGTTGTCTACCCGACAATGATCGGGGATATTGCCAATTTTCTTGTAGCTTTCGCCTTTCAGAGCATAAAGCGTACCGAACCATTGGCGAGTTTTGAACGGGTCTACTGCGTACACACGGTTGACTCTCTGGACTTGTACCTCACGATTGCCTATCTTCTGAACAACACCGTCATAGGAAGACCCTGCTCTTGCAATGATCTGGAAATCCATAATGTCGGTACTCCCCATGATTGTTTCCCGAGCAGGAACGCCTTTCGTGAAATAGTCAATCAGGGCTTTCTTGACAATGACCATCGAATTGTTGATCTGCCATGCACCCTTCGCGGTTGCGCCGTAGCTAACATACGAGCCAACTGACTTGACCTTGCCGTTGGTCTTTCGGAGAATGAGGTTATTGACATCTTTAATCCAAACCTCGTCAATCTCGTCCAGTTCCAATTCAAAGCCGGTTGTTTGCTCCCATGTAGCACAGACGCTATCGACAATAGGAACCTCGTCAGCGTCAATCTCGTACATCAGACCGTCCGTGTTGAAGTTCAGCAGGACGATTGACTTACACGCTTGAAGTAACTGAACAAGCAGCATTGTCAGGAAAAGCTGTCCCGATATTCGCATGGAACGGGTTTTCAACGGGTCGTAGAGGTCGTTGTAGCGGTTCTCCTGCGCCCCCGACACCGTGTTGAGCGGGAGCTTCAAGTCCTTCGCCAACTGGTCATTACCGTCATGCTTGGCCTGTATGCGTTCCTTGCGAATGTTGTAGAACACATGAGGGTCAGGTACATTCCGGGAAAGATACTGGAACAATTCCAACAGCGAGGGGTACAGCGAAGAAACATCTCGGTTTTGGATAACCCGCTTCGCCGTGGATTTGCCGTGATACCCTTTAACTGAGCCATGAACGCCGCCCCACGCATACCGGCAAGGGAAATCGCCAAACTTGTAGGTCAGAGCGGTTTTGAAAAGAACTTCGTCAGGGATTGACTTGTCGTGAATGGTGTCGAAGAAATCCAAAATCTCTTGCGGGATAATGGACACATCTAACCTTGGAGGATAGACATAATCTCGACCATCGTTCCACTCTCTACGCCTTGCGTTCAGCATAAGTGCGGTTAGCTTGGCATTAGTGCAAGACAGGGCTTTTTCGTCCGAGATACCCACTCTACGACCGAGGTTGATCTTTGTCTGTAAATACGATTGTCTGAGGTCTACCAATTTCTCAGTAGCGTCAACATCGTGCTTACAGTAGAAAATCGTTTCGTCCAGTTCTTCATCGGTCAGAGGACGGTCAAGGTCAAACGGCACAGAGCTTTCAACCACCGACATTCCTAAATGACCCTCACAGGCTTTCAGTGAAAGACCCTCGTACATATCGTCACGAATATCAAACGAGGTCACGAATACGGGATTGTTCCGCATAAGAGGGTGTTGCCAGCCCTGTCCACCATCAATGAGATAGTCACTTAGAGCTTTTACTTCCTGCGGCGTACAATCATCTGCAACAGCTTTTAGAATGAAATTGTCATACGCCTTGTTATTGAAACCACAGAGAAGCGGTTGCTCTCGAAGAAACTGCCAGATCGCGTCATTGTCGTTGTGAATAACTGTGTATTCCCCCGTGACCTTGTTCTTGAAGACAAAAAGCCAATCGTAGGCAAACACTTCGCAGTCGAAAGTGAAAGGTTCAAGGTTCAGCGGTATCACCTCCAAAGAGATTATCCAGATACCTTTCGGCAAGGACTTCCTGAACACCCTCCATAATGTAGAGCATACAAGGGAAAGCCATGCCATTTCCCCACATCTTGTACTCCGCAGAGTCCTTATGAGGAACCAGCGCACACCAATCTTTCTCGAACCCTTGAAGGGAAGCACACTCAGTAGGGGTGAGCTTTCGAGCCAGATAAATGACTTCACCGTTCTCGGTCTGTGTGGGAACAAAGAGAGTCTGGTCGTTGTTACATGAGAGCGTTGCGCTCTTATCTTCCTGTATCAAAGCGCCCTTACCCCCCCTCACAACCAGAGCGGATTTTCAAGGTGTATGGGATAAGCGCACATGGAAGATGATGGTGGTCAGGTCTGGCGGCAGCCAATGTCATCGTTACCCCCCCCCGTAATAGCCTGATTGTAAAAATCTGCTCCGATTGGTTCTAACACCAATATCTCAGTACCCCCCCCATAATTGCCACCCGTGGCTTTCAGCGTAACCGCTTGTTCCGTGGGTGCATATTCATCATAGGAAGCCTGTCCGAAGCATGGAACAAGAACTAAAGGGACATTACCCCCCCCTGTTCCCATTCGTCCAGCGAGGGTTTGGACGGTGTTATCGGGTCTGAGGGACACTCGGCTGTCTTGAGCATGATTTTCGACTGCATAAACACGATAGTGTTCAACAGGGCTTGTTTCAGAAGCGGGTCTAACGGTTTGCCCCGTTCGCCTGACCTTCTTAAAATCCCTTCGCAAGCCCTCACGCTCAAATAGTATCCGTCCGGCACATTGACCTCCAAGATCGAGGACAACGAAGACACGCTTGCGTCTTTGGGGAACTCCCCAACCCTGAGCGTCAAGTCCTCTCCAAGCGATAGAGGAACGATCTCCCAAGACGAAGCCGATGTGCGGCCATTTTTGCCGTCCTTGCTTGTCTTCCGCATATCGAGGAACGCTATCGTCTCCCTCGCAGATTTTCCAGAGAGTTTCGATGACTGTTCGGAAGTCTTCTCCCTGTGTCGAGCTAAAAGCTCCGTAAACATTTTCCCAAATGACGATTTGAGGAAATCTCCCATTGGTGGCACACCTCATTTCCTGAATAACTCGGATTGCTTCAAAGAATAGAGAAGACTCCTGACCGGCAAGACCCTTACCATTCCCAGCAATCGAGAGGTTTTGGCACGGAGAGCCGAAGGTGATAACATCAACAGGCTCGATTTCTGCGCCGTTCATCTTGGTAATATCACCAAGGTGAACCATCTTAGGAAAACGGGACTGTGTGACAGCTTTCGGAAAAGGCTCAATCTCACTCGCCCATGCCGGGATAATACCGACCGCAGAAGCGGCAAGAGGACAAGTCCCGCTGCCATCAAACAGACTGCCTAACTTCACTTCGACACCTCCTGTTCGATGAATTTACAACCACACTTGCGGTAGGTGGTACACCGCTTTTTGTAGCTCCGCACGAGATACTGGATACCATCGTCCACATAATCATAGGCGATAGGTTCTTCCTTTCCCTCGAATGTACGAGCGATACGACCAATGCTCTGAGTTATTACAGCGTAGTCTTTCTGCGGTGTAGTCAGGTACAGACGGTCGAGCCGGGGAATATCCAAGCCCTCCTTTGCCAGAGAGTAAGTGGCGAACAGATACCGTTTACGCCCCTGCCGCATTTCCTCAATGGCCTGTTCTCGGAGAGCCTTGGCTTTCTTCGTGGTCATCTTCCCATCAATCATGACCGCCTGTTTTCTCAGGTCGGGCGGAAGCCTGTTCATCAGGGTTTCCAAGTGCGTCAGCCGGTCGGAGAGAATGAGATTGTAGTGATCTCGGTTTGCCACGAGGTCAGCGACAATCAGGTTATTCCGGGGATAACGGTCAGCGAGGAAATTAACCAACTTGGCGTAGATGATCGTACCGTCCGTGTCCAAAAACTCACGGCTGAGTCCTTGGTGTGTGGCACGGGGCAAAACGCTGACGGTCATGATCTTGTCTTTCACCGCTTCGTCCGGCACCTGATAAGCAATCCCGCCCAGCAGGGCGTAGGTGGCGGCAATCATACCGTCTGCTCGATGAACCGTAGCGGACAACCCGTACTTGTGTCGAGCTGCCAGAGCGTTCAGCACCTTTGAGAACTGCGTCATGGCGGTCGGGGTTCCGGCTACACGGTGACACTCGTCCACGATGATACAATCCCAAACATCACGGTACTGGTTCAGATCGAGGTTGCACATGGTCTGTACCGTTGCGAAAGTGATTGCCTTACCGATTTGAACTCTACCTTCGGTGATCGTGCCAGTCAAAGAAGGACTCATGTACTGCTCCGCTCGGCTTTTGCTCTGTACGAGCAAATCCCGTGTATGGGTCAGCCAGAGTGTCCTTCGACCTGTATCTGCTGCAACAGCAATTCCAATCTGTGTCTTACCGCACCCCGCAGGGGCTTGAAGAATACCGTAGTAGGCAGTTATCAGTGCTTCCTTGGCTTCCACTTGGTAGTCATAGAGCGGAATGGTGCAACCGAAGTCCACCTCGGTAGGTGTAGGAAGATTGACCTTCATGTGGCAATCGTCCATCGCCAGCACATCATTCAAGCACCCGTAGGGAAGAACCAGTGTGTCACCGTCCCATTGGAACAGGTACAACTTCTCAGGGGTGTTGCCGACCCAAAAGTGCATACGGACTTTCTTGGCGTACTCAGGATTGGGAAGGATAAGCTGCTTCTTGCACCATGTAAGCAACTGCTCAGACGGGTTCTCAATTCGGAGCTGGTTGCCAACAGTTACTTGCATTGGGACACCCACTCTCCGAGTGTGATACCGTATCGCCTAATATCGTTGGCAGATAGCACAGTTCTCAAAACGGACAATTCCAAAAGCGTAGAGAAGGAGATAAATCGAACTTCACCGGTTATCAACCTAATTGCAAACCAGCCCTCTCCATTTCCGGTTTCCTTCCAGAGCGTCATAGCGGAAAACTGGTTTTCTTCGATACGCTCCATCTTGAAAATGTTCTTGGAACAATCCTTACAGTCAATGGGATAGCTGACACCGTTTCGAGCTGCAATCACATCGAACGGCTGACCTTGACTGTTCTGAGCGAGATTGTGCGCCCAAAAGCCACAACCCGACAGGCTCAGGCATAAGTCTCTTTCAAAGCCAGTGCCAACCTTGCGATTGACATTCATGTTTTCACTCCTTTCACCGCCCCTAACGGGGCGGGATTTACGAGATACCCGATCAAATGCAGAAGCCGAAGGACACGCCAAAGGAGTTGCTGGCGCCGTAACTGCTGGCGCCGCCGTAGTTGTACACCATACAGAAGCCGTCGGTGCTGCCGGAACGAGGAGAACGCTCCCATCTCCAATCCCTCTCACCATTCTGCTTGCACTTGCCATAGGGCGTGTTCTCTCGCTTGTACCACTCGTACCACTTACCCTCACCTCCGCAGGAATAAATCTTGCGACCGAAGACCTCTTGCTCAGAAAGAACGAACAGCTTGTCAACGGAAGGAACCAGCATTTCGTTCTTACCGCTCTTGGCGGTAATCTTCACAACAGGCTTGATGACCTCTTTCAGATCAGCGGGAAGTTGCTTCTCGAAGAAGTTGCCGTTGAGCTTGGCACGGAGATAGGAAGCGTCCCAGCCGCCCTCGTTGGTAGACTTCTCATTCATGGGAATGTCACCGTCAATTGTTTCAACGGTTTCAAAGGTGATGTGGGTCAGACTGCCGTCCTCAGCGTAGTCATGGTTGAACCCGATGATACGGGCAGTCAGATAGGAGCCATCAGCCAGACGGAATTTCTTGGTGTCACCGACCTCGAACACCTTGTCAGCAAGGCCGAAGGAGGAATACATATTGATTTCGTCCCAAGAACAGTCTTCCAGCTTGCAGCGCTTCGGAGAGGGGCGACCGCCGAACATGACACCATACACAGAATTAAGGTGAAGTTTGACGGTATCGGTATCCATATAGCCCGTAGGCATAAGGGTTTCGATCATCTTCTTCTGAGAAGCGATGGTTTTCTCCATCTTCTCGAACTCGTCAGCGAGTTTCGCAATCGTGCTATTCATAAAGTTCTCCTTTACAAAGTGATAGGTTCTGATATAATCAGATTGAGCTTTTACGCTTGCCGTTGATGGAAGTACCAGTTCCGTCAGCGGCTCTTTCTTTTTCTCGGCGGGGTTGGATAAAACGCACCGGACAGCTCACAGAACAGCCAGAAGCAGCCAAGGCCGATACCCATACGAACCATGCCTGCGCCGAGAGCCATCGTGTCCTGCTCTACCGCACCAACGACACCCAACAGGTAGAAAAACGAGAGAAATGCCAATACTCCAAATACCTTTTTCATTATCTGTTCCTCCAAACCATAGGTTTCCATTGATACGGTGTTCCGTACTTCTGCTCGTACCAGCTCTCGAACTGCTTGCGGTTCGTTTCGTCCTTGAAAAACTCTCGGACAGATCGAGCAAGGAGTGAACTGAACGCTTTGGCCTGCCCTCGCACTTCCGGGGCAAATGCACTGTTGCTCATGACACACCGCCAATCTGCCGTTCGTACCAGTCCAGAATGTCGATAGACTCAGCGATGATCTTGTCCACAGAAGGGCCGTTACGAGTTCCTGCGAGAATTGCACTCAGGACAGGGCCGTTCGTTTCAATACCCCGCTTTCGGAGCATATCAATCAGCCATGCAAACGACAGGTGATTGACGCTCAGGCGATAGCGAATTTTCTCACGCTCTTTCACAAAACCTCTCCTTTCTTTGAATTGAGAACAATATTTATTGACAACCAGTGGGCGTAATGGTACAATTTACTTGCCAAACAATTAAACCATTGACCACAGCAACCGCCGAAAAAAGAAAACCTTTCGGGGGTCGGGTTTTTGTTGTCAAAATCTCTTGTTCACAATCCAAAGTATATCCTACCTTTGTAGGATTGTCAATAGCAAATCCTAAAAAAGTAGGATATTTTTTTGAAGGAGGTATTTATGAACACAAGTCGTATTAGAGATTTAGCTAAACAACAAGGGAAAAGCGTCACCTATATTTGCAAACTTATCAACCGCCCCAAATATTATTTGAATGATGTAGATAAAAAGCCTGACCGCATGATTTCAAATGAAGACTTGAAAACTCTCGCTATCAATCTTGGAACAACGGCTGAGTATTTGAAAGGTGAAACTGACGACCCTCTCTTTCACTTGTCCTCTGTTGGTTTGACCACCGAACCTTATGAAAAGAATTGCAAGCGACCTATTTTCGGTCATGCGTCCGCAGGAAAAGGTGTCATCGCTCAGCAAGAAGCATTGGGGTATGAACAAGTTGACCCCGAATATGACTGTGACGATTGTTTCTGGTTACAAGTTGACGGGGATAGTATGTCGCCAGTCTTAGACGATCACGATTTAGTGCTGGTTAAAAAAGATACACCCCCTGAAACAGATACTCTTATGGTTGTCATTGTTGATGACGAAGAAGGATTTGTTAAGAAAATCAGCATTGATGAAGATACTGTGACCCTTCGCTCTTTTAACCCACACTATCCTCCCCGTGTTTTTGGTGGTGTTGAAATTGGACGATTGCGCTTTGTCGGTAGAGTCATGGAGTTAAAAAGGAGATTTGCATGAAAAAATTTCCTATCGACCTCTCCTGTCTGACAGAGGAAGAAATCTCTCAATTTCAAGAAGACCCATATACGCTTTACAACGGCGATCAAGAAGTTGCTCTCTATCTTCGGTATAGCTCCACAGGTCAAAGTGACCAATCCATTGAAGGGCAGCTTCGTGACTGCCGTGCCTTCTGTAAAGCAAACCACTACCGCATTGTAGCAATCTATGTTGACCGAGCAACGACCGCTCGCAAAGATGTGGAAAAGCGGGTTCACCTCATGGAAATGGTTGCGGATAGCGCAAAGCAGAATTGGGAATATGTCATCGTCTGGAAGCTCGACCGTTTTGCTCGTAACCGCAACGATAGCGCAATTATGAAAATGCGTCTGCGGAAGAACGGCGTGAAAGTCCTCTCCGCCACAGAACACCTTACCGACAGCCCTGAGAGTATCATCTTGGAGTCCGTGTTAGAGGGTATGGCTGAGTTTTTCTCTGCCGAGCTGTCACAGAAGGTCACGAGAGGTATGCGTGAGTCTGCCTTGAAGTGCCACAGTGTAGGCGGTCATATTCCCCTTGGGTACAAGGTGAAAAATCACAAGCTGGTCGTTGACCCTGACACCGCTCACATCGTTCAAGAAGCGTTCTCTCTTTACGCCAACGGCGAAAGCGTAGCTGATATTTGCAGAAAGTTTAACTCTGCCGGATATAAGACCGCCAAAAACACGGAGTTCAACCGCAGTAGCTTTAAGGCCATGTTCCGTAATACTCGCTATATCGGCACTTATACCTACAAGGATATTGTCATTGAAAATGGTATTCCCGCCATCATTGACAAGGAGCTGTTTGAAACGGTACAGCGGCGGCTTTCTAAGACCGCCACAGCCCCGGCAAGGGGCAAGGCTAAGGTAGATTACCTCTTGTCTGGAAAGCTGTTCTGCGGTCATTGTGGGGCTTCTATGAACGGTGAAAGCGGAGCCGGTAGACATGGCAAGGTCTACCACTACTATTCCTGTTACACCAATAAGAGAAAACTTGGGTGTGACAAGCGGCCTTTGAAAAAAGATTATATCGAAGGGATAGTAGCCCGTGACGCTCTCAACCTTTTGACCGATCAGCTCATTAATGAAATCGCAGACATGGCAATTCGACAGAGTGAACAGGATTTAATAAACGACACGCACATTCCGCAATTAACCGCTCAGTTGTCAGAGGTCGAAAAGTCAATCACAAATATTACCGCTGCCATCGAAAAGGGTATTGCTTCCGAGACATTGATGAACCGGCTTGTTCAACTCGAACACGAAAAGAAGACCCTCAACAAAGAGATCAAAGCTGAGGAAAAGTTCGTCTACCGAATTGACCGTGACCAAATCGTATTCTGGTTGAGTCAGTTCAAATACGGGAACATCGAAGACGAAGACTTCCGCAGGCGGCTCATTGATTTGCTCGTCAACTCCGTTACAGTGTGGGACGAACCTGACGGGTATAAAATCACTACCGCATATAACCTAACCTCTTGTAAAACCAAGACTTTCCGGGTAGAAAAGAACCCCGCCGCCGAAGAAGCGACAGGGTTCGATTTTGGGGAGTCTGAGTGTACCATTGAGCGCATATCCGAACCCTACATCGTGTGGGGTACGGTATTCGTTCAAACCAAAAGACACTCCTTACCTTAATCGGTAGGGAGTGTCTTCTTTTATTTTTCGCCGGAATACCCGTTTGCTCTGGCGCATTTCAGCGCACCCAAGATCATCTTGTCCTGAGCCAGCGTTCGTTCTTTCAGCTCATAGAGTGGAGTACGGCGATGATCGTCCCATTCAATGAGCTGCTTTTTATCATGAACGACTTGACCCTCATAGAGATTGATAACCTTGTCGAGCGTGATTTCTTTCAGCACTTGCATTTTCTCACCCCTGAGCGTCCTCGTCTGAGGTTTCTTTTGACTTGACCTTAATGCCGTACAGAATGGCGAGTTCGGCAGTCCAAGCCGCAAACCAGCCGACCGTCAATTCTGTATCAACCGTGTGACCGCAGGCGTTCAAAATCAGCACCACAACGGCATACCAAGTCAGATTGAAGATGGACAAGATCGTGAACTTCGTGCGCTTTCTCATTCTTTTCTTCTTCGGCTTAGGTTGCACTCGTTTACCACCCATAGGAAGCCCTCTCAGCGGCTCAGGAAGCGTTCATGCACGAAGCCAGTATAATTTACCCTCTTGTGCGAGAAAGCCACATAGAGCCATTTAACGCCGTTTACAACGGTGTAGTAACCGTAGTTCTTGACGGTGGTTCCCTTGGGAATTGTCACCAGCACTCTACTGTCCGTCCCGGCAGCGTCACGAACATTCAGGCCAGCACCAGCGGTCACGGTGTAAGTGCCTGCCACAGCCTTATTGAAAGACCGTGCGACACCTTTTGCCTTGACCTCGGTGGTAGGAACGGGCTTGACCATTTCGGGCTGTGCGGGAGTCACGGTTTTATCGTAGGTCACATAGGGGAGGTGTCCGTGCTTCTTCCACATACGAGTATTGTACCCGTTCTTCTTCCCGATGTTGCCGACAGCGGTAATCTGCACATTGTTCGCCCAACGAGGGGAACACTCGACCGCCAGACCGTTTCCGATATACACGCCGATGTGTCCCGTAGTCCACACCACTTCGCCGGGGTCAACCTTGTCCCACCCGGAAGCAGTAGCGTCCTTGCACCTCTTAATCATGGTGTCAGCGCCCTCGTCAGGTACGCCGTTGGTGTCGTACTTCGCACCGCCGTAAGACTTGGTTTTATCACCAGTCCAGCCCCACAAAACGGCTTTGATAAGGTTCACACAGTCAAAGCCGAAGGTGTCAGGGGTCGCCGCCATAATCATAGCGGTACGAGCTGCCGCCATGTTGTAGGGGTGGTTTTTGATATACCGAGACTTGTTTGTGTCGGTCAGCGGCGCACCAAAGCACCCCATGACATACAGGGTCTTGTAGTGCTTGGCAATATCAACGACCTTGGCGACCAGTTCACTTGATTTCATCATAGCTTTTGCCCTCCTTGGTAGCGTCCAAAATGGCCTTGAACTTCGTAAATGCTTCTGTGATGTACTTACAGGACACCATAAGTACCGCACCAATAATCACCAAATTGCTGAAAATATCCACATACTCAGCCGGAATTTCCCACCCGACCATATCCGCAAACAGCGGCAGCGTGGTAATAGCCACACACAGCAGGGTCAGACCGCAGACAAAAGCGGTGATCTTCAAGCCGGAGTTTATCAGCTTTTCCTTGCTGAACGGTTCCAGCAGGACTTTGATGTTGTAATACAGAGAAAAGGATACATTGGAAAGGTAGGCACACAGAAAAATCAGCATAGCCCAGCCGATGTTCGTCAGGTTGTGCAAAATGGTTTCGAGCATAATTTTTACCTCCAATTTTTAATTTAGGTGAGTTAGGTGAGTAATCGGGCGTTTTTCCTATAAACTCCCTCTAATACGCGCATACTAAGAGAAAGTTATAGGGATTTTGACCCGATTACTCACCTTTTTCACCTTACTTTCGGGTCATGCAGGCTTGTGAAAGCCCTCCAAGTCCTCGATACGGCGGTTGATGACCTTGATCTGTTCTTCAACCACAGGTACACGCCTTGCAAAATTGTTGTGTTCCCGCACTTCACGGGTCAGTTCGTTCAACTTGGTTTCGATGACCGCCTGCTGCTTGTCCAGTTTTGCGTCAACCTTGCTGGCAGACTTGCCGGACGAGTAGATGATACCAAGCAGGCTCAGACCACCCGTGATAATAGCGACCAGAATTGCGTCACTCATGTCCTGCCCCCTTTTTTACTCGCCGGTGTATTCTTCCCAGCCAGCGGGATAAGCGTCCGGGGAATACACATTTCCGTCAATCAGACTGCGGTACAGCTTGTCGTTGTAACTCACAATGTCACCCTTATTGTAAGCGTCATGAGCGCCTGTTGGCTGAGTCCACACGGGGTAGCCGGAGGGGGTCAGGCCAATCGGCGTGTAGAGAGCGGGAAGTGTGTCAGGCTCCCAATCTGCTTGAGAAGTGTGCGCCTGTACTACCTTGTAGAGCTGCGGGTCGCCTACACCGTTCACGCCGTAGGTGAAATAATCACCAACAGCATAGGCATGATCGACCTGATAGGGGTCGTAGATGGTTGCAATCATCATCGCAGAGTCTTCGTCAAGGCTTTTGGCGAACATCTGAACAGCCTTGCGGAACTGCTCAGAATTACGAAGGTCGTTCGGGTCAGTCAGCAGAGCGGTCAGACTGGAAGCGTAAACGCCATCGTCCACTTCTTCGACCGAAACCGTTTCAGCACCGTCCAGTTCGGGGTGTCCGTTGACATGGTACACGGTGCCGTTCAAGGCAATCCCCTGTGCATTGTCCTCGACCGTCAGGCCGTAGCAGCCGTTTTCCTGCATACATACCCAAGTTAGATTGCTCACAATGCCGAGAACTGCGTCCTTCTTGATGATTTTATACATGGCTTTTCCAACCTTTCTCGTCCGGGTAGAACCCGTACAATGATTTGAAATACTGATTAGTGCGTTGCCGCACCTTGAAGCTATGACCTCGCTTCATGTGACCGTTGTAGGAGTCTACGGAACACCGAATGTCAGCCAAGGTCATTTCGCCCCGGTCGAGCTTTCCTCGGAAAGCCCTGAGCTTGTGTCGAACGATTTTTGTTGAGTCCTTGTTCATCTTCCGAACAACCTTGCCGGTCGGTGTGATGATGAACCTCGTTTTCAACCAGCGGTAATAATCTCTGAGAGGAATGACCCTTGTCTTCTTCAAATTCAGTTCCAGACCGCACTTCTCGCAGATGATCTTTAACCCGTCCATGCAGAGATACAGGTCATCAATGTCAGGGCTGATTGCCACACCATCGTCCATGTATCGCTCATAGGCTTTGATACGGCAGACCTCTTTGAAATAGTGGTCAATCATATTGGGAAGCATGAGGGCGTTTGTCTGAGATACCTGACTGCCAAGACCCAAGCCCACAGAACCGAAGTCCGTAATAAAGCTGTTCGCAAGCTTTCTGATTTTCGGGTCATGAAGTCTGCGGTCGGCTTCACGGAACAGCGGCTCGTGTGGAGCTGAGTCAAAGAAGCTGTGAAAATCGTAAAGCAGAACCCCTCCTTCCAGACCGTACTTCCTATAATGCCGTTGAAGGTAACAGGTCATACGGCGCAGGGCGAAGTCCATACCTCGGTGTTTCAAGCTGGCTGAGTTGTCATAGATGAAACAGGCCGAATAGATGGGAACTAAGCAGTAGTCACACAGACACTTTTGAACCGCTCGTTCCGTGATATGGACTGATCGGATATACCGCTTCTTCCCTCGCTCCATGATGGTGAAAGCGTGAAAACCACGATGCTTGAAGGTTCCGTTTTGAAGTTCACGATGGGTCTTTGCGATGATCGGAATGATATTGCCGATATACCGCTGAGTTGAGTTTTTCCAGTAGACACCCTTACAGCATTTCTTCCCGGAAAGGTAAAGGTGCCTGAACGAAAAGACTTCATCGAAATCACCACACTCTTTGCTTCGCCGCAGACGAGCTTCGTCCCGCTTGGCTTTCCTGCGCTGATAACGGGCTTCTCTCCGTTCTTCACTTGTCATAGAAGGTTCCCCTCCGTACAGTCTTATTGTCGGGTACGGGTTCTAACTGCTTGTAGTACCAGCCATGAAATGAGCTACCGTACAATCGCTCACCATGCAAGAAGCGTCCGGCTGACTACATCGGACGGGGTGTTTTGGCTTGGTAGCCGGGAACAAGCCCTCCCTCTGCAAAAGGTACTGATTTCGCCCAAAGGGGTTACTACGACTGACCTATGCGAAGTTGCAGAGTCCGAAGGACACGCCATTGGAGTTGCTGGCGTTGTTATTGTTGGCGTTGCCGTTGTTGTTCACATTACAGAAGTTGTTGGTGTTGCCGGAATTAGGAGAACGCTCCCACCAGTTGTTCGCAGAAACGGTAACAATTACAGGGCTTGACCCAATGAAAAACTTACACAGGAAGGTCTTTATATCTCTCGTGGTCAGCTTTCCGAACCTTGGAGATAAGCTGTGCTTCGTCCGTGATGTACTCTCCAAATTCCTTCATGGCGTGGTCAATCCATGGACATTTTTCAGGGTTTTGGAGAATAGCGTCATAGAGCAAAGTCAGCTTCGGGCTGAGATTTTGAAGGGCGATGTTGGCGTTAATCAGATGATCTCGCCGCATTTGCGCTTCATGCTGATTGTGCGGGTAGATGTTGTTCGCCGCTCGGACTTCCTCGTGGACCGTGGAAGCCAGCTCGAAGATACGGTTTGTCAGCAGAGGTGCGTATCTTTTAGGAGCCTTGGTGCAGACAGAGAAAGCGTGAAGCTCTAACCGTCTGGCGGTTTCGATAAACTGCATGGAGCTTTCGCCACGCATAGCTTTGATGACTGACACGCCAACATTCCTTTCTTACACCGCCCCTGACGGGGCGGGATTGGTGTTGATGAAACCGGGGATTAAACGCAGAAGCCGAAGGACACGCCAAAGGAGGCGCTGGCGACGTTACCGGTGGCGCCGCCGCCGCCGTCCACCCTACAGAAGTAGTCGGTGTAGCCGGAATAAGGAGAACGCTCCCACCAGTTGTTCGCAGAACCATTGACCTTCTTAATGGTGCTGTTGCCAGCGGTGTAATACTCGTATTGCTTACCCTCACCAGCGTAAGAATACTGAGTAGCACCAAAGACTTCGATCTCGGACAGAAGGAACAGCTTGTCGGAAGTGGTTTCCAAACCGGACTGATTGTTGCCCTTGCTGGTCACTTTGTTGACGAACTTCAACACGCTTTTCAGGTCGGAGGAAAGCTGGTTCAGCAGCGTTGCCATTGTGGAGGTACGCATAGTGGAACCACGCCAGCCGTTCACATTGGTGTTGGAGCCGTTCATGGAGTAGGTGGTTTTCAGGCAGTCAACCAACTGGAAGGTGATACCAGCCTTGGTGCGACCGCCATCTGCGGTAGTCAGAGTGTCGTGGTCAAAGCCGATGATCTGCGCCGCATAGGTCACACCGTTGACAGTAATGTTCTTCTTGTCACCGACCTTCCAGTAGTTCGGAGCCTGACCGAACTTGGAAACAGCGGCGATGTTGTCCCAAGAGGTAGCTTCCAGCGTAGCGCCAACTACGAAGGGATAGACATACACGATACCGATGACTTCCAGCGTGTAAACCCTGGTTTTCTGAGAACCGTTGTAAGTAAACACGATAGTCCAGTCACCCAGCTCGGTCGGGTACAGAGTGGCATAGCCGGTCGAAGCAACCTTGCCTGTCAGAGTTTTGCCACCCCTACTCATGGTGACGGTCGAGCCTGTATCAGCGATAACACGCACCTCTGCGGGAGAACCCTTCTGGCTCAGGGCATACAGAGCGTCATTCACCGTGGGGTCGCTGCCGCTCAGTTCCAGTGCCGACTTGGTGGTGTCGGACAGCAGATTTGCCTTGCTCATGGTTGTGCCGACCACATCACAGCCTGCGGCGTTCAGACCAATGTCGAGGGTGGCGGTTCCGGCGAGAAGCTGTGTGCGCCATTCCTCGAAGGTTGCAGGCATATCGGTAGGAGCCTTGATAGAACGGGACTTACCGTTGCCCTTGATGACAGTATCTTTCATGAAATTTCCTCCTTACTCTCCGCAGTTATACAGACCAACATAGGCGAAAGCGTCCACCGTGCGGTCGATCTTGGAATACAGCTCGGTTTCTACCTCGGTCAGTGTTGTGTCGATGACATACAGGAGATATTCAATGTTGTTTGCCGTGGAAAAAGTGAGATTGTCCAGACTGCTCGGAACCAGCGGTGCATCCGGGGGAAGCGTGAGCTGCTTTCGGAGAACCGTCAGGTTGTTCAAGTAGGCTTTCACGAGAGATTGGGTGGGCGTATCACCCATCGCCCAATTCGTCTTTGCCGCAACCACCACTGAGGAAGGGTCATACGGAACTTGGTAGATCGGGTCATCAGCGACTCCTTTCTCCGCTCGGTATGCCGCCAACTGTCCGGGGAGAGAAGTCATGCGGTTGGCGATATAGGCTACCGCCTGCCCTACACGGTTCATGTCCCCGTAATTGTAAGCACCCTTCATACCAGCCATGTACTCGGTCTTTTCCTCAGCGGAAAGGCTCGAAAGCCCTTCCGTGAGGATTTTGTGTTTCAGGGTAAAAACCCTGTCCACATCGGCCTGTGTGCGGTCGTAGACGAGATTATCAATAATACTCATATCAGACCTTTCACCTTCAACTTTCCGCTCAGAGAGCCGTTAAATGCGATCTCGTCCACCAAGATCAATGCGTCCATTTCATCGGTATAGAGCGTCTGCAAGCCAATCACATCGCCCACTTCCAACTCAGGATTGCCACGGTATTTTGTCTGATAGGTGTTTCTCATTTGCAGATACTTTTTCACCTGATCGGCAAGAGCGGCGCACATCGTATCGTTGGTGATAAGGGGGTTTTCCTCCTTGTCGATTTCTCCATCGAGAGCCACGGGATAGGAAACGACCACCGAGTTCTCAGACAGAGTTTTGCCGGTAATGACTACGGTTTTAGTGCCGGAGGATAACACCAAATCCGCAGCTCTGGCGTAAATGTTGGAGGATACCAACGAACCGCCAGAAACAGAGATAGAAACATCTTGTGCAAGACCAGAGAACTCGACATGAAGCTGAGTTTCGGTGGTCGTTCCCTCGAAAAGTTTGGTGGTATCATTTGCCGCCGTGTACGCATACTTAGCGACAGACACCGCTTTGAGCTGGTCGATTTTTGCGATGGATTGGGAGTCTTTATCAATCGAGTCAAAATCCAGCGTGAAGTCCGTTTCACGGTAGTAGAGCTTGCTCACCCGCATACGGCGGTACGGCAGGCCACCGTCCATCGTTACCTCGATCTTGGTACAATCAATCGCTGCTTCGCTGTTGACAAACACCTCCGCAGAAGTAATACCCTTCACAGTCTGCGTGTCCAGCAGCTTCGTCCCGGCATAATACTTCACCTGAATAGAGGTGGGGTACTCGTCCAAGGGGGTATCAAAGCGGAGAGCCAGCACGGGAAGATCGTGAGAAACATCAAAGGTCTTGGTGAAGGTCGGCTTCGTGGTATAAGTACCATCTGCCGCAGTCATCGCTTCACTGATAAACCCTCGACCGGAGGGGTCGGTGTCTTCGACAATGACCTGATCTCCACCGTCCAGTGTCCAGCGGTTCAGTTCCAACGCCGCATAGGTGTTACCGACCTTATTGCCACGGTCAACAGTGTCCCACTCGCTGTACCACAGATGACCGTTATCTGCCCATACGCCGCTGTAAATACCAACCACAGTCACGCCAAAAGGCTTGATGTGAATGATATTGTCATCGTCTGTAAACAGGCGGCAGCGGCAGGCGTGAGCGATCAGTTGCAGACAGTTCATGTGCGAGTCAATAGGAAGCGCCGCCGTAGTGAACATCTGCTTCAAGGTTGGGTCAATCACCCACGGGTGCGTACCCTGCGCTGTCAGCGTCAGGTCTGCGTCCAAAAGCACTTCCTCAGCCATGTCATAGAAGTTTTTGGAACCGAGCTTGCTCTTGTAGAAGGTTCCGGTCAGACTTCCAACCAGACCTGTCCCTGTGAAAGTGGCCTGATTTTTGGCGGCTTTCGGTTTGCTGTTTAGCACATATTTGTCCGCTTTCAGCCACTCGACCTTGCCCGTGGGAAGCATATAACCGTATCGGAGAGAAATCGGTGACTTCTTATCCAGATAGGCATAAATGCCTTTCGGGTTATCCGGGTCATAATTGTGTTCATAGTCCAAAAGAACGAACTGCATGGTTTCCTGCGGCAGTCTGCGAGAGAGCGGGTCTACATCATGAGACTCCTTGATGGAAACAATGTCATCATTTCCAAATTTCTTCTGCACACCGTAGAGAACCTGTTGCAACCGAGGTCGGCGGTACGGAAGGGTGTTCCCCATTGTCAACACGATCTTGTCACAAGAAGCGACCTTCGTGTTGATGACCAACTCTGTTCCCTCTACGGGAAGGGTCAGACTTTCCAGTACCGTCCCATTCAGGTAGAAATCAACCGTCACGGTGTCAGGCCATTCCTGATAGCGAGTGTCAAAAGTCAGGGTGATGCCGGGGAAGGTATGAGGATTGCTGAAAGCACGAGTCAGCACCGCAGGGGTGGTGAACTTGCCCTCAGCATTACTCATGTGGCTCGAAACAAAGCCGTCATACATCGTCCCGGAAGAAGGAACGATGACCGTATTTCCGTCCAGCGCCCACCGGTTCAGCTCTAACGCCGCATAGGACTCCTGATAATCATATCCGTAGTCCAGCGTGTCGAACTCAGAATAGCTCTGCGCCCCGTTGCTGACCCAATTACCGTCTGTTGCCGCTGCCGTGTCTACCTGAGAGAAGGTGATCTCCACAAAGGACTGCTCACGAAGCAAAGACTTCATCGACAGCTTGTAAGCGTTGCTTACCTGTTTCACGGCTACACCTCCTTAGAACGGTTCGCCGCAGTCAATGATATTGACTTTACAGTTGATGTAGTCCGCAGGAAGCCCCGTGTTCGGGTCAAGATGGTACGGGGTCGCCGTGCGGTCGCCGGGGTACATCTTTCGGGTTGTCCAGCGGTTGTTCACCATATCAGGATAAGTGACCGTCACAAAGAAGTTCTTGTCAAAAATCTGCAACATGGCAGACCACTGCTCCGCTGTCAAGTAGCCCCAAAAGAGGTTGTTGAGCTTCTGTTGATCTCTGCCTACCTTCTGGCCTACCACAACGCCGTTGGCGTTTCTGGCAGAGTCTACGATGGTGGCAGACAGCAGCTCTAAGCCCCTGCGGGGCTGAGGAAACTTTGTGCCATTGATTGTAATGAAACTTTGCATTTCCTCAGCCCTCCTTAGTAGGCATTGGCGAACACGCCAGTAGATACTTGCCGACCACGCTTCTCCTTGTAGCGGTCGTAGGAATGACCGATTTCATTGTCACCAATGACAACGGACATATCCTTTTCTTCCACGACATTCAGCAGAGCGTAAATGGCAGCGATCACACCGTCATTGGCGATAGACACGCCTGCGGAGATACCTTCAACGATCTGG